GTCGGAACCTGTTTTGGGTGCATTTTGCGTCATAGGAGTCTCCTAACTTGTTGATACTACGCACTATTGACCCTATCTTGCGTAAGTACCCTATAATCAACGACCCTGCTTGCGTAAGTCGCACTTGTGCCTTGTGTAAAAACTTGCGTAAGTCGGATATGCCTTTTGTCATAGCTCGCCCCCTGCCTCCTTGTAAGCCTCTACTATTGGCCTTGCCTCCTCAACGAACTGGCTACGCTGGGCTGGTGTCCATTGGGTAGGAGTCTTGCGGGCGAGCCATTGGCGAGCCTTGATTATGTAGCTATGCCACGCCTGCTCTGCCTTTGGGTTCGAGGTCTCGATTGGGTCGGGTAGCAAGCCAGTCCATAGGGCTAGTTGCTTGAGACCACTCGGGCTAGGGGCTTGTAGGCTTGGCCTTGCCTTTGCCACACGCTCATACCGCCTCGCTTGCTCACCGTTTATTCCCGCTACCTCTTGGATGGTGTCGAGGTCTAGCCCCTCCACCCTTGCCGATAGGAGGATGTCGCCGGCGTCTGCCGCCAGTCCGATGGCTTCCCCCATCTGCTCGATTGCGTTTTGCTTGGCCTTGTCTAAAAGCCTCACCGTTTTTTGTAGCTCCATTCCGATCTGCTTTTCGCTCATTTTAGGATGTCCTTTTGGTTATGCGTAAGCCTCGGCCAACTCCTCGGCCTCGACCTCTGCGGGTGGTTGTATCTCACGAAATCTATGCTGTGCAAAGCCTCTCTCTGGGTAGGGCGGGACGGTTGAGCAGGGGTTCTCTAGCCCCTCCAAATACACGACCACCTCCCCTGCCTCTCCGTTCAATGCTACCCCTATGCCTATTCCCCTAACCACATACTGCCTATCCTTTATGGGTAGGGCGTTGTAAAAGGCTAGGATTTCGGGCGGGAATCTATCGTCCACGCACACTACTTTTGACCCAGTTGTCACCGTTTTTTCCCTCGCTTCTTAATGCCCTTAACCCACGCTTCCTTGTTCCATTTTGGGCATTCTTCCCGCCTCTTTTTGTGTACCCTCAAGGCTCGTTCCTTGTAGATTTGGCGTACCCTTTCGCTCCGTTGGATGCGTAAAACTAGGCCAGTCCGTTGGCTTAACTCCGTAAGGCGAGCCGAAATGGCGGCTCTGGTATATGGCTTCCCAGTTGAGGGGTTGATGTAACGCTTGGCTATGGCCGTAAGGCTGTCTGGGCTTCGGTTGCTCGCTAGGGCTAATAGTGCCTCGTCCAAGGTGTCGTCCCGCCGATGCCTCAACATCTGGCTATCCCCCTCGTGCTTGATGGTCTGCTCCACCACCTCTGCCGTGAGCTTTGCCAGTTGGTCTAGGTCGATGGCTGGGTTCATCGCCTTCATTTGGGCTAGTCGCTCCTTGACCCGATCTTCTAGGGTGTCGATATGGTCTGCCATATTTGGCGTGTAGCTTGCCAAGATGCTGTCGGCTGGGTCTTGGCCTTGGTGGTGGTTCATTGGATTTCTACAAGTGCCGTCCGTCCCACCCTTGCCAATTCCCTCTTTGCTTGCCGTTCCGTGGCATAAAAAAGGTCTACAACTGGGAGCTTGGTTTTGCCCGATGCCTTGCGTGAGATTACCGCCGTTCCAGTATCGTGAGCGTGGTAGGTCTTGCCCTCAATTAGTAGGGTAGTTCCGTAGGGGATAATTTTGGGGTCAACCGCACAAGATTTGCCAGAAACCAACCGTTTTCCAGTAGAGCTTTTCCACCCAAACTCGTCCTCGCCCAACCAGTACGCCGTGATGCGAGCCTTGATTGTTTTCTTGGCTGGTGGCTTTGGCGTTTCAATCATTATGTTGGCCGCTTGGCTTGAACATAAGAGCGTGATGGCTAGGATGATGATGGCTTTTTTCATCGTTAAGAAGTGGAGTCGCTCGCACAAATGGCGGTAGCGTCTCGATGGGGATTCGTCTCCCTTGGTTCTTTTGCCTTCTGCGTTGTCAATCGGGGTCTTGAGCTTGTCGATCTGTGCCTCGATTGCCTTGGCTTCCATCTTGTTAATCTTCACGATTTACCTCCGTCCAATGGCATCGCTTGTTTGGCCTTTTAATCTTGCCCCTGCCCTCCAAATATCGGAGGTGGTACTGGATTGCTCCGTGGGTTTTCTTTAGCACTTCCGCAATCGTGCAAGTCGGAATCTCGTTAGTAATCAAAGTGAGTACGGCATCTCGAAGCATATCGATTGTCGCTTGGTTGCGAGTCTTTGCGTAAAGCTTTTCCAGTTCTTTTCCGGGGTAGCGATCAGCAAGGATGCCGTTGGCCTTTGCCTCTGCGGTTACATAAGATTCGTTCATTGAGTTTTTAAGATAGTTTGAGTTTAGGTTGATGCAAGGGATGGTTTTGGGTTATTCTTTTTATGCTTTTCGTCTAATATCATCGGGGTGGTATTCTGCCATCTTATAGAATGATGTATTCTAGGATTGCTCGATCTCATCATAGAGATTTTAACGCTTGATGGTTGCATCATTACGGTTGTAAATGCCTTGCAATATGTTCCATAGCGTAAATACATATCAGTAATTCCACTTTTTTGACTTTGAGTAGCGGTTTGCGTTAAAGATACGAACGGTATGGTTAAAAATATACCCCCTCTACTGCCGAGTGTAGTGTAAGTATTAACATCCTCGTTCATAGCCCCTACAAATTGAAACGGCCGACTCGTTGAACACATAAATGAGTTCATACACTTTCGTTTGCTAAATCTGTATATGTCTTTGCCATTGAATAGGCCGCCTATAAAATCCCCGCCCTGCGAAAAGGCTATGCTTCTGAAGTCGCAAGACTTGTAATATGTAAGCATATTTTGCAAATACTTGTTTAGGTTTTTTATATATCCCGGCATAACTCTTTCATTTATGAAAAGCCTATAATCAAAAGAGGTGTAATCATCGTCTAGTTGCACAAAGTATTCTATACCGATCTCTTTTGCTATTTGAAAGCAAGCGTTCCTAGCGTGTGTTATTGTTCTTCGTTCATCAAAGTTGTTGCCCTCGTCTACGCTATCTGCAATTTCCTTTTTATTAAAAACCTTAACATTCTCTTTTCCGTATCGAATGATATATTTTTCAAGGGTCTTGTCCTCATTATCTACGATGAAATATATTTTACCGGTATATCCGCACTTCTTCAGCGTTGCCAATGTCTTTATGTTGTCTGGTCTGCCGTGAGTTAGTATAAAAATAGCAAAATCAGCTTCCATCTGTGTATTCTTCCATATATTGAGCCTTAATCTCTTCACATAGTTTCACATATCCGCTCTCTATGGCTTTCTTGAAATCTATAATCACAAGTGCAGACTTCTCCATAAGCCCCTGCATTGTTTCTGATGAGTGAGCGTAGTAGTCAGCTATCTTTTCGTAGTTAAATACATTGTGTCTTTTTGCGGCCTCAATCAAAAATGCTTTTTCTTCTTCTGTTACTTCTGAATCGCTAATCTCCCTAATAAGTTGCTTTGTTTTCGTGTTCTCCAATAGCTCCATAATGTGAGGCTTTTTATTTTTAGGCTCATATATCGGGGCTTCAATCTTTGATGAGTATTTGTTGTCCTCTTCAACATCGCTCCCGAACATATTGGCTTGCTTCAGTATGCTTTCACTCATACCCCGAACTCCTCAATCACTTCCCACCCCCTATCTGATCTCTTAACTATCCTTGCTCTTGCTGTATTGTACGCTTTGTCCCTTGCAAGCTCAAAACTTGCGTAGATTTTTGGCAATTCCTTCCAGCAATTCATTGAGTATTCTTGAATCTTATAGAATACCTTTTCTTTTCTTTTTGTTGGTAGGTCTTGAAGATTCATAAATAGTATTGGGCTATGCTTTTTCCGCTATTGGTTTTGATTGTTCTCTTTTGTATCTGATTCCCTGCTTTACGCAAGTCACAAATTCGGCTCGCCAATCGGAAGCACTTGAACCATTCCAACGCTTCCAGAGCCGTGAGTGTGCGACCCGATTGCAAGTGAGCTAGGATGCGAGCATTCTGGTCGTGGCCTTCCGTCTTTACTGGGTGCGTTGTCCTCATAAAAGGCAACTCAAACTGCTCTGCCTCTACAATAGCAATCATCGTGAACCTCCTTTGGCTTTCCTAACAACGAAGTTACGGCTCTTAGCAAATAAAATAGTTGTTGGGTGAACGCCCCAAGCTCTTGCAAGCTCGCTCATCGACATTCCGCTATCGAGTTGGTGCTTCCAGAGCGTCCATCGCTTCTTAACAGTCGAATACTCACGATTTCGCCTTGCCCCAGCCTTCCCATAGGTCGGAACAAGCTCTTTTGGGATGTCTAGGGGGGTAGTTACCCCTATTACGAACTTTTCAAGCCCTTTAGAGGCCAATTCCGCTCGATTTTGAGCCATTGTAGAGGTTAGTGTGGTCACCATTTGCTCAAACTCCCTTAATTTGTCCTCGCACATCTTCACTCGGTGAATTGTGGCGGCTAAAACCATATCTTGAGGGTAGTTCACGGACACCCCGCTTCTACCCAGTCGATATGGGTGTTAAAGCCAGCTAATTTATAGGTTGGTGGAGATTCGCACCCAGATTTTATTGGTTTCTTCATTGGTTGGTTGTTTCCTTTCATTGGTTGTTGGTTGCTCCGTCTCTGACAATTTCTGGCACAAGCTCTCCAATCCTTAACCGATGCCTTGCCTCCGACCTTCCATCCGTTGCTTTGGTAGTAATCAAAAGCCGACTCTGCATCCGTCTGCCTCCATCCGATCTCATTTGCAAAGGCAATCCATTCAGAGTGCGTGGGGCGTAAGCCCTCTCTCTCTATTCTAGCTTCTAGCCTCTTGCTTCTAGCTTCTAGCTTCTGCCTCGGACTTTCGGTAGGACATTTGCTGGACATTTGCTGGACATCGGCGTGACGCATTCGCATCTTCCTACTAGCGTCAGACTTACGCAACTGCTCATCCTTCACCATTCTGCGTGAAATGATTGTCTCTTTGTCGAAGCTGAACACTCCGGATGCGTGTAGCTCGTCCATCAACTCCGATGTCCTTTGCGGTGTTAGGCCACATATTCTAGCAAGTTGTTCGCTTCGGGCTGGATTGCCGCCTATAAGCAAATATCCGTGTCGATCTGACTTTGCCATCAAGCAAATCATATCAGCCCAAAGACCCCTAGCCTCAACCGAGCAAGACCGCAGAGCCTCATCGGAAAGCCAGTCAGCCACAAAGAATTTAATCCAAGGCAACTTCACTTCTTGGCCTTTTCCATATCTATCTTTTGATATTTCTTGGCTCGTTCCAATAGCTCTTTAGTGATACGATGCGAATAATCTAGGTGGCTGATGATGTCCTTGTAGTTCTCCCGCTTTGCGTGGTCGAAGTCCTTGAACAATTCCTTCAGCCTTTTCGATACGATTGCGTGGAACTCGTCCACAAGTTTCAGTCTTTTAACGCTCATTTATATTTTCTCCCCTAAATAATTTAAAACAGATTCATAACCATCTCTATTTAATGTGTATTCATAAATGCACATAGACTTTGGATTTTGAACTCTGATTTCAATGTGTCTTTTTGCATCTTCTATTGTTTCAAAGATGCCCTCTGGACATCCCTCTGGATAAGATTCGCCTTCCAAAACACAATATACTTTCATTTCTTTTTAATCCTTTCCAGAATATCTTTTCCCAAATCCCACAATACGCCGCTCACAAACAGAATGGTTAGATAGAGAGACAAACATCCCAAACCGATGACGAACAAGTCCCACAAAACTTTCCCGATAGACGAAAGGAAAGTTACCATTTGGGTGCTTTCGGCCAACTTGCCCAAAGCCGAACATCATTTTCAGAATGCCCCCAGCTTCGAGACACAAACGAGCCATCGACATAACGACCGACACAAACCTCACCGCCAATATCCATAAGCACTTTTTCATCGTTCTTGGGTTTCTCCTCTATTGTTTTCCATTGAATCATTGACCATTTGAGCTTTGGAACATCGACATCAATGCTCATCCTAGTCTCCGCAGGGCTACGACAACCTCATTGAGAATGTCTTGGATGACCTGATCTTCCGTTCCATCTGCTAGTCGTTGGACGAGTTCGGCACACCGCTCCCTTTCAAGGGTGGCGGCCTTGCTCATCGCATCATTGATTATATCTTGTAGTTGGTCAGAATGGGATTTCATCGTTGGGATTTCCTTTGGCTATTGCATCTGCTTCGGAGAGAATCTCTGCTATGATTTCGTTTCTGATGATGTCGTTCTTATAAGGCTTGCCATCTGCTCCGGGCTTGAGGTCTTGCTTGCTCAACCACTCCAAATAATCCAAGCCCTTGTTTCCGAAGGCGGCGATCTCCCGAAGGGTCGAGCCTTTGTGCTTTCCAAACTTCAACTCCATATCTCTAGGCTCACCACCATTCGTCTTGACTGCAACTCCATTCAGCTTGGCCGTGATGTCGGCTAGGTCTGCTTTACTGATTGAGTCTGACTTAACTGTATCTAGCTTAATTGGCTTGGGTGCTGGCTCGTACTTGTCCGTGTTGATGTCCTCGAACCCGCCGTGTGGAACTTCCTCGGCTGGGGTGGTTGAGAGGCTCTTATCAATCAATACTACGATATGAGCGAAGGCAGAGCGACAAGCCCTACTGATTGCTCTTGTCTGGCACATCGCTCGCTTGGCATAGGTCGGGCGGCTTGCCCACATAGGCTCATCGTCACCCAAGAACCCCTCGGCACTTGAGATTACTTGGCCGTTGTCCATTCGCTTCACCTCACCGATGCACCGATAGCCATCTTCGAGACGCTCGACATCTCTTGCAGAGGCCACGCATCCGTGAGCTACTGCGATTGCTTGCCAGCCCTCAACTCGAACATAGTCCTTCTGGCCTATGCGTTGGCAAGTTTCTTTTACGATGGCTCGACAAGCCCCAGCCACATCAGTCGCTTGGCGAATGTGGGTCGAGACTCCGTTGCCGTTGGTTACTGCTAGTTCATTCATTGGTTGTTTCTCCTATTTTTTATTGTTTATCTTGTCCGTAATCGAATATGCCAAAACCTTCGGCATTTTCTTTTGCGGTTGTGGGTAAGTTCAAACACCTAAAATCATTCCGCTGGTCGAACTCAGTATCTGGGAAAGCTCCGAACACTCTTACTACCCATTCATCCGTGGTTTCATTTGGCAGCTTTTTATTGGCTGGTTCTTCATACCAGAATGTAGGCAGTTCTTCACTCATTTTGTAATCCTTTCATTTATGGTTTTTATTATCGGGGAAAGCCACTTGGTGCTGATGTCGTGGGAGGGAACACGAAAAACCAGAATGCCCATTGAGGCGGCAAGATTGTATTTTTCCATATCATTCAAGAACCCGGTTGGCCTCGTGTGTCTGCCCCTGCTCCACACCCCGCCCTCTAGCTCAATGGCTATGCCCTCGATGTGGTAATAGTCAAATCTAAATCTTCTGCCATCAGCAAACTTGTATTCCCTTAAAAGCCCCCAACCGCCAAGACTCTTCCAAAGAATCTCAAACTTGGCCGATGGTGTGAGCTTCATTTTAGTTACGCCCCACCCAGTTCTTGCTAGGCAAAGTTAGCTCTGGCTGTTTGGGCTGGTTGCCATCGGCCACGATCTTGTCCAAGCGGTCTAGGTCGGCGGCCACGGACAAATAGAATCTCCTTCTCTCGTAGTTCTGCTGGTCGATGTGCTGGGCAATTAAATAAAGCCCTCGGACAATCACAAGCCCCACAAAAATGATGAGGCCAAAGATCACCAGCGTATCCTTTGTTTCTGCCAAGCGGGTGAGCAGTAGTTAGGGTTGGTGATGAATGGATACTTGCCATCGTCCATAGCCTTCATCACAAAGCCTTCCCAGATCACTTCACCCGCCTTGTTATTCTGGAAGTTCATCTCTTCCCAGATTGCGTTGATCTTGTGGTGGGCGAGCTGAACAAAGCGGAGGAGCTTGTTCTGTGGAACATCAAAGGTCACGGCCTCCAAGTGTTCAATCTCCTTCATCCGTTCTGCGTAAGGCTTGGGGTTGGCGGGGTCGAAGGCATCCATCACTATGATTGTTCCTTTGCCAGTCTTAGTTCGCATCCCCATAATCTCGCAATCAATGTAGGGGGCTTTGATGCCAGCATTGGCGAGACGCTCAACCATTAGGTTATGGTTGGATGCAATCTTTCCGTGGCGGTTGTATCCGATGCCAGTCTTTTGATGAAATAAACCTCGCCAGCCATTAGCCTTGCCTTCGATAGCTGTATATTTTTTGAACTCAATGTGGGATGCTGGAACTGCGGAGGCTTGTGGCCTTGCTGGGAGTGGGAAGGATGTCATTGTTTTTTTGTAGGGATTTCGCTGGGTTATGGCAAGACTTATTTTAGGAGTTGCTCAACTATGAAAAGGGTTGAGCCAGCACCTACGATTAGTCCGACTATGTATGCGATTAGGATTTTGTTCATACGACAACCCTAACACACTCCCCCAAGTTGTCTAGTCTTTTCTTATCTTATCTTAACGATTGTTTATAAGTACCTATAAATACGCTACTTACGAGGTGGCTTTGTGGGTATAATCTTAAACATTTTTAGCTTTCGTAGCAACTTATCTCCATCCTTTGAGGTGATGACGGACATCTGCCGAATCATCTCCACCTTCTTTTGTCTATAAAGCGTGTCGAGGTGGCGAGTCGCTGTGTTCATTTTCATTCCCCACTCTTTTGCAATCTCTTCTCTCGTATAAAATCCCTCTGGTCGTGGCGGTGCTACCTTCGTTCTGATTGCTGTTTCTAAAAGTAGTTGCCAAGGATTTTTAGGTTTCATATCAAAACGATTTTATGTTTGTGGGTAGATGAAACTTGTTGCCTCTCTGCCTAGCTTGGAAAACATCGTGGGTCTTGTCGGGGTAGATCATGCCGAAAGCCCAGCCGTGTTGCCATCGTAGCCTTCGCAACTGGCCTCGGTTATATTCTGGCGTTTTGTTGCAGAGGCATCCGATATTAAACCCGGTGCGAGGGTCAATGGAGACGCTACGGAAGTAATCAATAGCGTGGGTATGCCCGAAGATAACATCTCCGTAAGCGTCTGCGTGTTGCTTCCCGCTGTGCATAGCGTGGCCGTAGCCGTGAACGAAGGAGAGATTGCCACACTTGTAAATGCCGCCGACTGAATCATAGGGGAACATCCTCGCCTTCGTCTCCTTCATTATGAGTTCGATATTCTCAATCCCATCGTTGGCGTAATCACGAGCCACGCCACTTCGACTATTCCTAGCCATATCATAGATGCGTTCATCGTGGTTTCCCCGCAAAAAGATTCTCTCATCCCCGAACTTAAAGAACTCTCGAATAAAATCTTCCCCTGCATCCCAATCTTTCTGAAGGCTCGACGCTTGCTCCTCATCCCCTGCCCCTTTTCTTATCGCCCTAAAATCCCAGAGATCACCAATGCAAACCACCAAGTCGGGCTGATATTCTTTCGTAAAGGCGAGTAGAGCCTTTACCGAAGGGGCATCTTGTTCATCGCCGTGAATGTCTCCACAAGCAACGAACTTAATTGGCTTCATAAGGGGGGTTTAGATTGACCAGTCAATGTTGTGTAAATAAGGTGACAACACTCTCTTGCTCTGGGGTTTGTCAATGTCTCGTCTGTGCATCCGTCCCTAGCCAATTCCATAACAATGTGCATTTGGGAGCGAAGCGTGAGCAGATAGGTTAGCTGGTCTGTTGCTTCTTCGATTGCGTTCTCAACAAGTTTTACCGCCGGCATCTCCCAAAGTTTTGTCCCAAAGTTTTCCTCAACCCCACGCTTGTATTTTTTCTCCATCGACTCAACCGCCGCAACTTGCAAAGTCGTTAAATGAAGTTCGTGCTTTTTAGTAAAATGCTTTTGGGTTTTCTCCACGCCTTGCTCTAATGTCATCCATTAACGACTAGACCACGGACGCTTGCTTACTAGAGAAACTTTTTGATTATTCACTTCTTGTTTTTGTGGGGCAATTAACTCTCTCCACCCAGAAATTGTTGCGTCCTCTAAATGGGGTTGCTCCCAATCGAGATGCCGTAGCTGGTGTTTCTGTGCGATCTTTTGGCAAATCGAATAGGTCTGGTCATCGTCCCAAGAGGCCAATAGATTGCCAGTTGGGGTGCGGGATAGGGGAACATAGTCTATTGCGTGTGCCCCCTTGCCTTGGTCAATGTGGAGCGATTGTGGTGGTATCCCGCGAGCGTTTGTGACCTTTCTCCCTGCCTTGGTGCGTCCTTGGGCATATAGTTCCTCTTGCTCTTGGGGGGTACGCACCGAGCAGTAGATTAAAACTGGAATCTTTTTGGACATTAACTCCGAGTACCAAGCCGCCACCCTCTTGCCGAAACTAGGCTCACACTTTTCGATGTGGCCTCTTGACCTTTCTACCGCCTCCCGAATCGTCATTGCTGGTCAAGCCTCGACTTGCATCGTTCTGTTTCTTCCATTGATCGAGATAACGCCTTGAGCGTTTGTGCATACAACTCTCGGTATTCTTGTGGGCTGGCTTTTGCTCGGTCGAGCTTGTCCCATCGCATGATGAAGTCCGAGATCGAGTCTTGGTGTGGCGTTTGCCCAATGTCGTAAGGGCGGGTTGTTACGCACCCACAAAGAAAGCTAGCGGCGATGAATCCAAGAATCCACTTCTGCATCTCGTAGACGGCGGTTGTAAGCAATCTCTTCATCGTCTCTTTCCTTGCGGGTCTTGGCTCGATTTTTAAGCCACCAGAAAACAATCCCAACAACTCCTGCAAGCGAGGCGATGGCGGCCTCAAACATAACCTACTTCTTCGAGAACTTGCTGAGGAACGAAACGATCTTTGTTAGGGTCGCCTCCGGCTCGTCACCGGGTATCAAAGAGGCAATCGCAATCACGGCAGAGAGGAGGGCAACCAAAGCACCCACCCAAGCAAAGATGTCTTGAGACTGAACAAAGGAGAAGAGTTGGTTCATAAGAGGATGGATAGTGTCAAAGGCTACAAAGGATCGCCGGTGCTGGTGTCGTATGTTCCTCCGTAAGACCACCATTCGGAGGGGACAAGACTTGCCGTACAAGATATAACCTCCGATATATATTCTTGATTACCAAAATAATTAACTGTAATGTCTAATGTAGACCCTAAAATAGAAATAGGAAATTGAGCGGATGGATAAGTGTTGTTATCCACGCTGAACGAAAATTCTGTGGCAATAGAATAGTCTGAAATATTTCCGACCAAGCCAGAATAATATAAATCATCAACTTTTTTATAAAATTGGTCATCAAAACCAACTGGCAAAAAAAATATATCTCCATATTTTCCGCCGTCGCTTCTTTCAAACCCGTTAATATTGCACACAAGCGTAGACTCTTCCTCGGCATAGCTACGAATGTTTGTAACGGATGCTGTAAATGGAACATCAGTATTTTCTCCTTCCTCTGGATAATCATAAACCCTGACAACTATATCTGCATTAAAATCCCATGCCCTTACACGCCAATAGGTTTGCATGGCCTCCTCTAAAGACCAAACTGCAAATTTACTATCCGCACTTTCCTCTATACATTTTGGAAAATACCCGCTTCCTTGTGCAGATAAAACTTTTCCCATAGGATTTCTTTAAGGCAACTGCCCTAGTAAACAGAACTTCGGATAGTGTAATTTCCGGAATCTCCAACAAAGATATTGCCCGCAGAATCTACGGCAATGCTTCTAGGGAGATTGAACCTAGCGATGTCGCCATTGGCGCTTCCGGTAACACCGGGAGTTCCAGCAAGTGTTGTCACAACCCCTGCACTTGTTACTTTTCGGATTGTGTGGTTGCCTGTATCTGCCACCAAAACATTGCCAGCCGTATCTACGGCAACACCATAAGGAAAATTAAACCTAGCGAATGAGCCAGTAGCATCGGCAGTTCCAGTAACGCCCGCAGTTCCAGCAAGTGTTGTTACTACACCTGCACTTGTTACTTTTCGGATCGTGTGGTTGTTTGTATCTGCAACAAAGATATTGCCCGTGGTATCTACGGCAATGCCATAAGGATATCGAAACTTAGCGCTTCCGGCTGGGCCGTCGATACTGCCAGCAGAAGTTGTGATTCCAGCTATGGTGGTCACAACCCCTGCGCTTGTTACTTTTCGGATTGTGTAATTGAATGTATCTGCGACAAAGATATTGCCCGCAGAATCTATGGTAACGCCATAAGGATAACCAAACTTAGCGCCCGTGCCGGTTCCGTCTGTGCTTCCATCAAAACCCGTCGTTCCGGCTAGGGTAGTTACCACGCCAGCGCTAGTTACTTTTCGGATTGTATAATCCGGCCCATCTCCGACAAAGACATTGCCTAACGCATCAACGGCAACGCCAGAGGGTGAATAAAATCTAGCGGCTGAGCCAGTTCCATCGATATGGCCGGGAGCGCCCGCAAGTCCAGCAAGTGTTGTTACAACTCCAGCGCTAGTTACTTTTCGGATTGTAGCGCTACCCGAATCTGCAACAAAGATGTTGCCTGCAGAATCTATGGCAATGCCCGGTATGCCATTAAATCTAGCGGCAGAGCCAGTGCCATCGGAACTGCCTGAAGAACCCGCACGGCCAGCTAATGTGCCAAAATACTGGCCTATGCTTGATTCTGTAATGCTAATTTCAGATAGCGAAACATCAGAAAATCTGCTCATTGATAGTCTAATACTGTAATTCGGTAGGTGGCAGTATTTACTGCAATCGAACTATTGTCGGCATTTGTGCAAGATAGGCAGACCGTGTTAGCCTTATAAACCACGCCTTGAATTACTGCTCCAGCGGAGATTGCTGATGGTAAGCCAACAAGAACTATGTCATTAACCGACGCCCCAGTTACTACAACTTCACGATAATGCTGGTCATTCGCCGCAATCGTTCCAAAGGTAACAGATGTTGTTGTTGAAAGAGTCCTGAACGCACCATTGGCTGTTCCCATAGCAATATAATAACTGCCAGAGATTGCGACATTATTTGAGGCTATGGTTACAACGGTTGATCCAGAACCAAAAGCCTTAGTTTCCCAATTTACGGCAGTTACCCCAGAGGAGTCTTTAAGGACTCGATTGCCCCAGTCAATAGATGTGACAGCACTTGAATCAGCAAGAAAGCGAGTCGTGGCAGAAACATTCCCAGCCCAATCGGTCACTACATTTGATGGAACGCCAGCCACTCCAACCGTAACTGTATTGGCTATTAAGCCCAAATTAACTAAGGCACTAACTACGCTTGTGTTTGCTGGTTTTGCTATTGCCGTAGTGCCATAAAATCCAACATTATTTTGACTACTAACAAATGCGGCGTAGCTCTCGGCGGAGGTAAGGTAACTGGCTTGTGGGGCCGGAACGGAAGAACCGCTAGTAATTAAATCACGGCGAACTGTAATATCAGATTGAAGAACCGTCTTGGGTGTCCCATTTTGAGTTAGCTCAACCTCAATCTTTGGAGAGATTGTATCTGTACCAGCCTCGGCGAATAACTCATCTAGTTCGGCAGTAGCCATCGTGACCGTGGTTTGCAAGAACTTACCAAATATAACTCCGCTTGCATCGAGTGTAAGGGCAGTCGTAATGTTGGTTAGGCCAAGGCCACGAACAAAGGAAATAGAATAAAGGCCAGCATTATTGCCAACATCAACGCCTATGTTCCCAGCTCCGATTTCGGTAATTGATGTGAGGGCTTCTTGGAAGCTGATCGCAGTAGCCCCAATTTGGATGGCGGTAGTCGAGTTGGCTCCATAATTTAGAACAAGTGAGCCGCCTTCTGCATCTGACCCAATGGCCAGACTGTAAGTTTCGTTTTGGGTGGAAGAGCCATCTTGAATTTTAGTTAAAGAGATAACCCCAGCGGTAGGAGAGGCAACAAATGTGTCGGAATAAACAGCAGGGTTACGAACCAAACGAATGACTTGCTGGGCCGCAATCGATGAGGCCGGGAATCTGCGGGTGCTTACAAGAACAGAGCTAGTAGGGAAAAGCGTAAAGGCAACACCACCGAATGACATAGCCGTGTTTGCCGTTGCGGAAGTGATTAAATAAGAAAATTGTTCGTTCGCATAGGTTGTCACCCCAACCCCAGCACCAGCGATTGCGGAAATAGCGTTATAGACTTGAGTGGTCGTTGCATTAAATGAAATGGCATTCGATGTTACGCTATTAAGAACCAGCTTAAATTGTCCGTCCGTTGGGTCGCCATCAATCCCTCCGATGCCAAGCTTAATTGAAGAACCAGTCAAATCTAAATCTCGTGAAAATCCCGCGGAATCCCTTTCTTGCAGGCGAACACGGAAATTATAGGAGTCGTTGCGAGTAAAGGTAGGAAGGGCTCCACTCCTAGCCGACCCTGCCGCAATTAGCTTCCCGCTAGTTGTATCAATGTATATGTCTAAACTTTGAGCCATTTAAGTGTCCTCTTGTGTCAATTACTGTGTTACTGCCGTGCCAAGCACAACGATTTGGGCTGGTTCTCCATTGGAACATACATTGAGAGTGATTGCAGAATATCCAGTAACATCCCCTCCACCAGCACCACCAGAAATTTTGAAGCCATTCTCTTCCTCTGATATTGTAATTCCAGAGCCAGCCAAGGGCTTAGTGCATTCAATCCTTCTTATTAGCTTGTTGAAAAATGACTTCGTTAGAATGGATGTTCCTTGAAGTTCGTTAATTTGATTTTCTCTCATATAGAATTATTGAAAAAAGCCCGACTTCTCTGTATATGTGGTTCGTGCAACAAGAAACAAGCCCCTGCGCTCACAGCTAAATGATTCGACACAATAACCAAAATATTGACCAAAGAAATAACCTCCGTTAATAAATCCCGGAGGTCTAGGATTTAATGGCATTTGTGTTCCATTAATAAATGGTGGCATTTGATTGACCGTACCAAAGGAAACATTACCAAGCTTGATCTCTGCTGTTGCATTGATATTTCCCTGAATAAACATTGTCTCGGTTACATCTGTTACAAATTCTGCCTCAATAGTTAGGGGCGGGCCGAATATGCCCGCCCCAGCCGTGGGGATTAGTCTTACTATCGCCGGAGGCAATCCACTCTCTGTCGTTAGCCCAACAAAGGTCACAAGCATTTGAGTTATTCCACCATCTTGCTCCTCTGTGTTTACCGACTCCACAATCATTCGAGGATATTTTTTAGTGGACGAGGAAAAAGAGAAATGGACTACTCCCTTTTCTGGAACAATCGTGTCCCTATTGGAAGTTTTGATGGCATAAGATTCAGTAATTGTCTCTAGGCCATTTGGCTCCTTAGAGAAGTTTTGCCTCTGTAAAACCTTTGAATCGATTGATGAGCCAATAATTGAGAATCCCATATTATTTTACCACAGTTCCAGATTGCATAAGTTCAACTAATTTCTTGATGGCTTGTAAAGTTTCATTGCTTAAACTGCTTTTTTCTTCGCCTAGCTTGCCTTGTGTGCCAGTCATACTTGCCTTGCCAAATGCCCTATCTTTTTCAAACTTACTTGCGGCGGCCTCCCTTGCAAGTTGAGATGGGTCAACGCCAGTCAATCCCCCTTGGATTTTCTCCCCCAACGATGGCATTTCCCCTGCGGCTTGTTGGGCGGCCAGCTTCTCTCTTTCTCTCTGAGTTGGGGCAATTCTTTCCGCAACCTTAAAGTTTTCTGATTTAAGCTGTCTTTCCCTTTGTTTCCTAGCCACATCAAGGGCTTGTTGCCCACCCCTACTTGCACCGAGAACTCCACCCCCAGCCTCTTGAGCTATTTTTGCATTTTCAGCCTTTTTCTTTTGAGACGCTTGTTCAAGTGATAATCTTTTTTGAGCTACTTCTAGGTCTTTTTCTCTGCCTTTTCTTGTAAGATCATCAATGAGTTTTATATTTACGCCGACATTCTTTAACTCATATAATTGCTCTATCTGCTGATTTATTAAATCAAGCTGATATTGTGCTAATTGTAATTCTGCCTTTGCATCGGTAACAAAATCTGCTTGTGTTTTATTTCTTATTGCATTTAATTGACGAAGTATTCTATTGGATTTAACAGTTCTCTCTGTATTTTCTGCCTCTTCCTTGCCCTGCTTTGTTATCCTTTCTTCTTCTTTTCTTGTTGCAAGTAATTGCATTTCTGCATCTAAAAGTGCTTGCGTATCTTTTAGTGTTTTCTCTGTGCTGGATACGCCGAGATCAAGATTAAATAATTTTTCAATCCCCTTCATTATTCCAGCCATAGGGCCGAGTTGAGTTATTTTACCCCTCAACGACTCAATGGTTGATTCTGTTCTTTCTAGTGCCGCTTGTGCTTGGTCAACGCTAGTGCTTTTGAATGATGTTTCAAAGGCATCAGCCAAATCCTTTTGTGCCGAGTAATAGTCAGTTGAGGCTTGCTTGACTGTTTCCCCAAATTTATTCATCGCACCAAGTGCGGCGTATCCAAAGATTCCTCCAGTTCCAAGTCTAGCCAACATACCAAGGGATGTTCCAGCCTTACCTGCATTTAACCCAAGGCTAACAAGTGTCTTGCCTAGCTTTTGGGCAGATACATCAGATTGCTTAAATGTGTTTGCCGTCTTTGTAGCCTCTTTCTGGACTCCCCGCAAGCCAGTCGTGGCTTTGCGTCCGTCAATCTCGATCTCTCCTTTTAATACAAAAGCCATATATGTTACCTTGTCCTATTGGCCTTGTCAGCAATCTCTTGTTGCTTTTCTGAAATCTTTATCTTCATATCTGCCTCTTCTGCATTTATCGCATTTTGTAAAGCACGAGGCCCGATCTTTGCTACCCCAGCCGCCGCATTAACAAACACAGCCTTAACGACATCCCCAGCCGCAAAAACATTGTCAATTCCATATCCCAATCCAGCACTCCCCTTTAATGCTCTAAAGAACTTCAATAGAACATTGTCTGGTTGAATTGTTTTCCCAATGGTTTTCCTGCTAAAATGATAGAATGGGGGCAACCATCCAGCGGCAATGTATCCAGCAGACGACCTAGCTCGTTTAACAAACTTATTATAAAACTGGCTTGCTGTTCCTCCCTTTTTACCCTTACCCGGCCCAGCTAGTTTGGCTGGGAACTTGTTGTAGAATCCCAATCTTTTGCCTCTTGCCAGTCTCCAATTTGCAATCTTAAAAGCCTCTTGGCTTCCCATATAATTAACAGTTGCTTGTTTCTGGGTTGTCTTTCCACCCTTGCTCAACGCAACATATTCCCCCCTCTTCTTTGTTGTTTTAACATAAGAAGCGGTAACAGTTTCAACTGCCTTCATATCATCAGAAATCTTTTCTGGGTCTGCTTTATCTGTCAGCTTGCTTGCTCTTGCACAAATATTTGCCGCCCTTCGATTTAGTTCATTAATTCTGTCTCGACGTGTTAGGTCTAGGTATAGGTCAATTGTCCTATTAAATTCTCTAACATCTAGTCTAATTAGATTGCCCATAAGATTCTTCTTTGTGTTAAACTATCCCCAATAGCTTCTCTAGGTTTGCCCTATCTTCGCCAATCTCTGTAAGCACTCGCCGACACTTTACCCCGTTTTGCCATAGGTAGGTATGGGTTGCTTGAGTGATTATGGCTAAAGGAATGTTCCATAAAATATAGTCTATGCTCCAACCAGTTCGTTCTGCCAACGAAAACACAAAACTTGCTGTTCCCGCTGGCGTTAGGCGTTTCCCAAGTCGGGCTGATGAGGGGCTGGGATAACATCAACTTTCCCCTTCTGGGCTTCATCCAAGATATTAGAAACGACGGTTGTGGCAATTTCACGATCTGCCTCCGTCTTCCCCTCGATATATTCCATTATCTTTTCCCTAAACAAGCTCTTATTCCAAGCCAGTTTGATTGCGTCCTTCTTGTTCTTGGCTAATAGGATGTGGACATAGATAAACGACCAAATGAAATAGATTGAGGAATCTTCATCGTCCCTTACTTGCAAAAGGAGCAACCTTGAGCCTTCCGTGTATGGTGCGAGTTTATCACCCATAAACTCCTTTTCTGGTGAGATGAATGCCGAGTTTAGTTCTTCTTCTAGGGATATGCTCATAGATGCTTTAGGATTGCCCTTCTTTGCTCTGAGGTTGCGTTTTCTGATATGAGTAAAGTCTGACCGCCCCTTTGTATCACCCGAACCGGAACGGCTCTTTTAAGCAATCCTAAGAAGGTTTCTCGGTTCTCTAGGGCGGCACGGACATATCGGATTGGGCTTTCTGGGTCGCTCTTCATTTCTGACCAAGGGCGTTCCATTTCTGCCCTAGCCTCTGCCCCTGCCCCAGCCTCAAACCAGAAGGTAGCTTGGGTGCTTCCGTCCTCTTTGATTGTCCTTGTTACTGGGTCTAGCTGTCTTGGCTTTGCTCCAAAGGAAGCGACTGCACTAGCTACCTTGATATTCGTTGTTCCCCAAAAAGCCTCGGTCATAAGTTTAGGATTTCAAATTAGAGGATTAGAACCTCTATTAACTTACATTCGGATAGCCAGTAGCCGAGATGTCGAGCGTCACAAACGCATCGTTAGACTTGTTCAGCGTGATGGAGTCGATGCGGGTAGTTCCAAGAGTGGTTGCATTCGCCAAGGCCGCAAGAGCCGCCCCTGCGGTTACATTGTAAGCACCAGTAATGGCAACCGAGAGCGAGTAGGAGGTTGTGGCGTTGTAATATCCAACGGCAACAATATCGCCAGAGTTATTGCGAACTTCATTCTTCTCTACATTGCGAGCCTCTGAAAAGCTCTGAACCAGTCCGATGCCAGCTTCCGCAACCAAGCCGAAAGACAAGCCCTGCGTGCCAATAGTAACAGCGGCCATTAGATTGAAACCTCGTTAGAAAGTGTGTTTTGCATAATCTCCTTCGCTTGTGTCAAATTATCGTGGGAACACTCGCACCTTTATGAGTTCCCAGATCGTAGAGAATACCGCACCCGACACTAGGGCAACTAGCCATAGCTTTGTTTTGATGGTGTGAGCGTCCCTCTCTAGGGTGTCCACCTTGCCGTTAATCTTGGCTGTCCATTGAGCTATTTCGCTAGTATGACGCTCTAAAATTGAAATCAACCCTACCTGCCTCTCCTCGATTCTTGCGAGCCTCTCCCGCAAATCCGCCACTTGATCGGCACTCATACTTCACAATCCTCTGCTCCTTCGCAGATTCGGACGCAAGTATTCCCATCTTCATCTATGAACTTCTCTATATACCCCTCATCGCAAAGCCATTTTAGAGAAGATACGAAGTCCTCATAAGTATATTGGTAGTTCATTTTGTTGCTCGACCAGCATCTTCGGCGGCCGACATATCGCTATATCTTGGTAATACATTGTTTTCTGTGTGCTTTGGCGAGCAAGAGCAGAGCAAGAGAGTAAAGAGGAGGAGGATGGGCATTAGGCTATTTTTGTATACTTGATGTAACAGCCAGTAGACATAATTGCTGGATTGCTTGCATCCGTTGCCGATCTTTGAGCAATACGGAAACCAAAAGTCTGTGCGGTGGTTATAATTAAAGTTCCATTACACCATCCAGACATGAATAGAGAGGAAGCTCCTCCGTCCATATTTACAGCACAATGATAAATAGCATTTGTGTCAGCCCTACGAGTTGTCCCTTGATCTGTGTTTATGCCAAAATAAGTAGAGCCACGACTTGACCTGTTCACAAAACAACCAGACCCAGTCATTGAGGAAATTTCAAAAGAAATACCCCCCGTGCTTGAGGCGGTACTACCACCAACCCATCCCTCATATTGGTAGGTTCCGGAGGGAAGAGTGATCTGTGTAGATGATGAGACAAATGATGTGGATGCAGACTGCGTTAAAGTCGTGTCATAAAGAGTAAAGATTTGAGGAGTAGATCGGAAAAGTGCCATCGCATACTCCTAGCTAACTTGCGTAATTCTGGCCGTGCCAGCCGTAGCGAAAACTGCGGTATGGGCGAGCGAAAGCTGTCCCGCTGGACACTCCCAATAATCTCCGGCCGATAGGCGAACTTGGTAAGAAATCGTTGTGCAGGTCGCACCGGGTGAGATGTGCAAGTTGCCAGCCCCCTCATTAAACACGGTCAAAACCTCCCTGCCAGTAACCGCAGAAACTAGCGTTGTAGATGAAGTTAGACTTGTGATGGTTGTGTTGGAAACGCTTGTTCCTTGGGCTGGATAAACTGTTACTGCCGAATTAGAAATGGATGCGGTGACTGAACCAATTTGCGATGTGCTTGCTCCTAGCGTTACTGAACCAGTAATCGTCTGAGAGGATGGGAAATTAGAGATTGAAACAACACTTCCACTCACAGCACTACGCATATCTGTAATCGCTTGAGTGCCAAGGCTAACAACCGTGTGGGCGGTGATATGCTGACCGCTTGTAAGAATGGTCGAGAGCGTAGTTGCTGACTGATTGCCGTCTAAAATTGAAAGTGCCATATAGCCTTATCCCTTGTTAAATGACTGCCACATACATAGAGTTTCGCTTTTCGTGAAAGTCCAAGAATCTAAGGCCGTCGTCTAGCTCTGATGGTGTGCAAATAAGGCTCATCTTTAACCCTCTTTGCCAAGCCCTTTTAGCGGTTCGTATGGTTGGAGTCTGACCAGTAATCCGTGCCGTATAGACTTTTGTATCAAAAATTTTGCTTTGAATCTTTGTGAAAAGGGGAGGGGTTTCAGAATAGAACGACTCAAAGATTGAGCAATATTTTGCGTCAAAATTGGCTTGGCTAATCTTGGCCGCTGTATCGGAGTAGTCCATTGTAACGGAAACTTCATAAACCCCGGTATAGTTACCAAGAACTTGCCCCCCAACCGATGCAGAGATTGTTGCAAATGGAAATAGCTTTGCCCCAACTCTATTAGTCTTATAGACATTGAGGCCAGAGATTGATGTGAGAAGGCCAGCAATAGCATCCTCCACATTGATTTGAACGCTGTTATTCATTTAATAAATAGCATATTTAGTGTTTAGATACGCCTCTACTTGCTGGCGTTCTTGGGTGGTTACAGCACGATTATACATTATTATCTCAGCTATTTGTCCATTGAATAGCTCGCCACCGGGATTATTAAACGACTTATTGTATCCACCAATTTGAAGTGAGCCACTTGTTATGTCGATGTTCCCCACTTGGTCATTATAGGTAGCTGTCTGGATTCCGTTTACATATATATTAAAGTCAGTTCCATTAAATGTAAAATCCATTACTCTCGCAACTCCGTCATCAATATCAACCCCCGAGTTTCTGTCATAATATCCTCCATTAGCAATGTCGAAACTGCTGTTTCCACCACCTAGTTTAGCCGTTTGCCAATATGCACCAGAATCCTCTAAAGCGTTTGCATTTTTCATGAATGTAATTTCGTTCCCAGTTCCATCACCAGTCCTCTTCAAAACTATAAAGATTGATGTATTGATAAAATCAAGACTACTTGAATCTGGTATAATAAGTAATTGGCTTGTTCCATTAAATTGAATGGATGGCTTGCTATTGCTAAAAGATGATACAAATGTTGGTTCTTCTCCAGAGTTTTCTACGCTTGCATTATTTCCATTTCCACTCTGATCTGACCAGCTGGTTACATTGTTTGTATTTGCTGTTGCGGTTGTAACACTTCCAGTAATTGAACCAGATGGGACTGATGAGCTTGTGCTTATGGCTGATCCTATTGATCTTGGTGAATTGGTTAATATTCCAGTTGGTGCTGGGCTTGGGCCAGAACTTTGCGCCCATTCAATTAAATTACTGCTTGAGTATGAGTTTGACCAATCTTCATTTGTTACAAAGAAATCTCCGTCAAAATAAATGTATCCACCATTAGAATGCGTCCAGCTATTTACAACAAAATTCTCTGTTGCATCATAGCTCCCATTGATTGAGCTTGCGTTTGTTGCCCCAGACAAAGTAACCCTGCTAATATAGGTAGCTGGAGTCCATGCCCCAGAATAATTGGCGGGTGCTGTTGCAATTATAATGTTGTCAGCTATTGAGTAGAGATTTATGCCGTTAATATAAAAAGCTCCACCGACCCTCTCAAAATAGTTTCCATCTCCATTGTATGTTCCATTCGCCCCAGAGTAGATGCCAGTAAATCCACTTATGAAAATCTGAGTATATGAATTAGATGCAGACCAGTTAACACCATTACCAGAAGCAAATCCTCCAGCATCTCCGCTTCCATTTTCAAATAGATAATATACTTCATCCGATGGATTCCATTGCATCGTCTTTCCAGAAGGGCCAGAGAACATATATGAGTCAACCCATTCTTGTCGGTCATTCCCATATCCCGGAACTCCTATTGCTGTATATGTTCCAACAAAACTTGGATTGCTTGTTCCGCTAATTATAATTTGTGATGCATAGTTGTAGGACAATTTGCTTACGCCAGCATCGGCTTTGAGCCACAATGATAATCCGGATATATTTAGTGGAGAGAATATCTTTGCCGCCGTTGCCGTGATGTCTAAAGTCATTGCCCTAGACCAAGTGCGGTTTTGGCTTATAACGGTAGGGGTATCCCCAGTCACCTTTGCAACATAGAAAGTTATGTTTGAGTTTGTTGTGAGGTAGCTTGCTAGGTCTGGGTCACGATAGAGTTGCTCTAGGATGTCATAAAACTTAGCATCAAAATCTGCCCTTGCGGTTGTATCTGCCCTAGCAACATAAGTAATTGTGGTTGGTGTTTTGAACACGCCAGAAAAAGGCACAAGTTCCTCTGACCCAATCTGGGCTTGAACCGTGACACTTGGCATCGTCCTAGCCGTGCCTCTTTCACTCGTAAAGAAGTTCACCCCAGTAACACCAGAAACAACATTAAGGAGGGCGTTCTCAACCTCCCTCTCTATTGAGGCCATTAGGTTGTAATCTCCGCAAGTTCGATGGTGTATGAAAGCCCATCTGTGCTTTGCGAAAATCCCCCGATCATACGCTCCACCCCGCTAACCGTGCAAAGAGAGCCGATGACTGGGGCAGAGATTCCAGAAGCTAAAACAACTAGGCTTTGCGTCACCCTAAACACCTCACCGCCTATCTCTAGCTCGCTTGCCGTGGTTAGGTCTGTTACGGAAGCAGAAACAGAAGAAGAACCCAAGCCAGTCACGGATTGGTATAGGTCTTGAATCATATAGTTCAAGTCCGTTGCAAAATAGGAGGTGGGGATACTGCCAGCCATAAAACCACCTCTTATGTCAATCCATAGTTATCATACCTTCAAAGCTGAAAATGTTGTCTGTTTCCCACTCGTTTTTCTGTGGGAAAAAGCCAGTTTGCTTGTCTCTTCTGGTTGCCGAAGCGAGGATAATTGGGGTGCTATTGATTGCCCAAAAGTTCGTAGCTCCTCGGATTGCCTTTGCCATCTGCTCAACCGATGGTGCAGTATAGGTATCCAATCCTTGAATCTTAATGTCTGCTGGGCATAGCACAAAGAAGTTGTCTTTGCCCATAGTCTGCCTAGCCCTCACGATTAATTCTAGTGGGTTTCGATAGTAGCCTTGAGATAGGCCAAAGGGAGCAACTAGGTTATAAGTCTCTGGAAGTCCCTCGGCTGGTTTGTCGTCTAGCTTGTCTAGGATAATGTTTGTCTTGTCTGCGTCTTTAATCTCTGGATGGCTATACACAAAGTCAGTCCAGCTTCTTCTACTTTTTCTATAAGCCTCGTATTGGTTCGGCCAAATCTCTAAATCAATTACATCGCCCTGCCTATGCCCAGCCTTCACATAGCTAGTCATCTCAAAAACTCCTTGGTATTGGGCGAAGCAATCAAAGAAAACTTCGTGGCCTTGGTCAGCTAGATATTTGCAAGCCGGAAGGCAACGAAGCACATCCCCCAATCTCTGCGAATACTTAATAGTTTTAACACTCATCGACAACACTCTTATCTGTTACAAATGGAAAATAATCTCTCAACCTAACTGGGCTGGTGATTTGTTGTAGCTTCTCCCATCCCTCGACTAGCCCCTTATACCCATAAAAATCTTCTTTGAATTGTGCTTGTTCTTTTGTGGCGTAGGCGAAGTGGTCGAAGGTTAGCCCCCAAGTTTCTGTAACTCCCCTTGGAATCATCATCGACTGAACATTCAGCTTGGGCGGTTCGTGACTAACAAATTCAACTCCTCTGCCCCATTTCCAAGCCCTCAACCATTCGTACCAGTTCGAGCCAAACCCCTCCTTGGTAACTACTTTTTTATTCTGTCCCACATAATAGTTACAATGGAACTGCATCGCTCGCCCCTCCTCGCAACCCTTGAGATGTCCAAAGATTGCATCTAACTGGTCGGCTTTCCATATCTCATCGGAATCAATCTCCATCACAACCCCCTTCTCCACTCCCTTCAATGCCTCGCTAATCATCGCCAGCTTGCCGGGAAAGGGCTTTGCTTGCCAATAGACTGAAACATTCTCTCCCCTAATGCTCTCAAGATATTCGTGCGTTCCGTCCACGCTTACAAAGTTCTTGTGGTACTTCTCTGGAACTTGCTTGCACCAGCGGGTGCATCCCAGAGGCTCGGCCACTCCCTCGACAATCCTCCACTCCCACGGAATCTTTAGCTTTTGAAACTCCACTAGATGTCTCTGGATATAGGGCATCCCATTAAGAACTATGGTGAAGATAGTTAGCATAACTGGAATATGGCCGCACCATTACGAACCGACCAATCCTCCCAGAGCAGTTTCCCAAATCCCTTGAGCTTGTTATAGTTCGCCCAGTTTTTAATATCGTTAATATCGTCCAAGGCGATGATTGCCTTCTCTGCTAGGAATGGCCTAACGCAACGAAGTTCGGCCTCACCAGAAAAAGGCGAGCCATCAATCAATACAAAATTGAAATTCACCCAATCTTTAATATGTATATCCTCGATTGCGTTTGTGCTGTAAGGTTGAGCAAATTCAACACATTCGTGATACCATCCAAGAACTTGATCTAAGGGGTATTGATTGAGGTTCGTTTTGTTTGTGCCATAAAACTCTGCTACATCTAACTGGTTCATCCATAGCTTTGGGAGGGTTGCAGTCCCTTTGACCGAAATTCCCCCCCTTGCGGATAGGTTCATTGAGTGCCTACCGATGCGGTCTGGATGGTTCTCAATGCTGAATAGCCTTTTTGTCCGAATACATTGAGTTGAGCCATCGCCAGTCCCTCCACCGATCTCTAGGCCAACATCCAATCCCTCACTATATTTTGCAAGGGCTTTCCCAAAAGAGTCGTTAATGGTTATTTCTTGCATATTTAAGCCCAGTTGCTTGCCTTGCGTTTTTCATAGATAGCTTTTCCTTTTTCGTAAAACTCTGGCTTGTTGTGATTCTTCAACTGCTCGTCTGGTTGCCCACCATTAAACATAGGGTTATCGTGCTTGAACTTGATATGTCTAGCCTCAACTACGGCTTGTTCTGCATAGGCTCTGTCCGTGAACTCATTGTCCGAATATATGCCATCCGACTCTTGGTAGTCTGGATGGAATAGATGCCTCTGCTTCTTTAGCCTAGATTGCGTTAAAATCGCCATACATAGGAGTTTATCTTGCCGTAGCCCATCTGATACTGCCAGCACTTTCTCTGCCTTTGTGTCCCCAATAGCGGTTGAAATTAGGGCATCCCAATGGCGAGGGGGTGTCCAATCATCGCTCATTTGAACGATAATATCCCCCTTGGCTATTTTTGCCCCTGCGTTCCAAGCGTTAATCATCCCACCGGGATTACACCTAATGGCTTGGTGGGGAGTGTAGTCGATGGGGTCGTTATGATCTACCATAAAAAGCCACTCAATTTCTAGTGGATTATGGGCTAAAGAAAGCCACATCCATCGCCTCTGCCAAGCGATCTGTGGTCTGCCTCGGGTGGCGTGGATAATACTGATCTTGGGGGCGGGTCGCATCTTCCTAATCTTTTCAGCTTCGCTAGTCTCGCCTACGCACACCGAGGCAGTTTCGTATAAATCCATCGCTTGCCAGTTGTAAATGGCCTCCACAAGATTCCAGTAGTGGGCTTTTGGGCGATGCAAGGCCATACAAGCTCGAATTGCTCCATAAGCTTTAATCCAGTTTCCCTTGCCCGACCAATGATTTGCTATGTAGAAATAAGCCTCTCGTCTGTCTGGTTGCAGAGCTATGGCTTGCCCAAGGTAAGAAAGCCTCTCGTTTTCTGGAACAATCCTCCCCAAGTTACAAAGCACATCGTAGCGAAGCGTGTCCTCTAGGTCTGGGAAAGACAATGCTCGCATACTGGAATCAATGCACTTTTCGTGTTGATTAGATAAAAAGTATTCTTGAGCTTGGTAGTAGAGAGAGTTTGCGGCTGGAGCAAGGGTATCGGCCAAGATGTTAAAGTTCCTTTCAGCACTTCCCGGTTTGTATCCGTGAGGCTTGTGGATGCGGAAAATCTTGTCCACACCAATCGTCTTGTTTGGCTCTTTGCAAACCAGCATTTCGTGGACTCGGTTCTTCCAACTGCAAGTTCCTTTCTTTGAGATTTCTTCTCGGAGGGGGATGAGTCCGGCGTTGTCCACATTGTACTTTAACGCCACTAGGTGAGCGTCTTTTTGAATTGCAAGGTCAATGGCCTCCTCGACAACCTTCACCCCATCCTCGGCCATTACATCGTCAGCATCTACCCACAAACACCACTCATTTGAACAAGCGTCAAGAGCCGTGTTCCTAGCCGTAGCAAAATCGTCTATGTGCTTCCAATCAGTTCTTTTATTCTGATAATGAACGATCTTTGCCCCAAGCCCACTCGCAATTTCTTCGGTCTTATCGGGCGTAGCTGACCCCCTAGAAATACATACAACAATTTCTTTTGCGATAGGGGCAAACGACTTGAGACAACGCTCAATGTATTCTTCTTCATTACCAGCGATGAGATAGACTGAAATAGGATGCTTCACTTCAATAGGATTTCTAACTGCTAGAGGATGTCAATTTATTCGTTTTAGTTATTCATCAAGCGGCGGTGATGGTTATGGATGGAGACCAGCCAGATGTGGGGATATAGTTTGCGTCTGTGGATGAATTATTTGTAATGTTGTTAATGTTGTAAGCATCATTTTCTTGGTCATAAGAAGCATCTACAAGCCTCCAAGTGGCAGCGGGAGTTCCAAGTTTATCTGGAAATCCATATATAAAATCTTCGGTAATCAATGCTTGTGGTGGAATTAACACCTTTCCAAGATTTTCACTAGCCCCATAGGCATATACTACTCCAGTGTCTACAAATAATTTTCCTCCAAATACAGGATCGCCAAAACATTGTTGTGGATTAACTTTCTTAACTGCTGTTCCGTTGAAGGTTGCATTTCCAGATATAACCACACTTGCCGTACTCGCCACGGGAATCCCGCTAGGTGCAGCTCCACCAGAACTTGCAACAACGGATGTTCTGCTACCGCTTACGGACATCCCGTAGCCGTACCGAGCCATATTAGTCTCCGATTGCGAGAACTACGCCAGAATGGATACGGAAATTGGAAACATCCCCAGCAATATAAGCACCAGCGGGGATTGTTACGGAGTTAGCCAAGGTCACGCTTGCGATTGCATTCATACCAGTAACAGTAGAAGTGATTGAGTAAAACTTGGTTTCTGTGATAGCAACTAGGCCAGCGAATGTGCCAGTAACCGAGCTTGCGGTTGTGGTTACATATTGCGTGCCGGGTCTGGCGGCGTGTGAGATTTGATCGTAGTAAGGTTCGGAATTGGAAAGGTCTGCCATAGCTTTATTATCCTTGTGTCAATTAAAAGAAAAAGGAGGAGCAAGGTTTCCCCTGCTCCCCCTTCTTCGGAGGAAACAACCAACCAATCTTTAGCTGTAAGTCGTGGTGATACGGACGGCGGCGTTCGCATCAATGACTTTCTCCGCTGTGTTCATGCGAACACGGAGAACATTGGAGCGACGAGCTTCGTCACGATAGCTCTCGGAGACGAAACCACCGGGAGCGTCATCAGACCAGACCAAGGTGCGTCCTAATCCACCAGCGGTGAACTGACCGCCAGCAACATTGGCAACAACGATCTTGGTGTCGGGAACAATGAACGAGCCAGAATAGCTCTTGTTCTTGTTAGCCGTGTTGTAAGCCGCGCGGCCGATGTAGACATTATCCACACCAAACGCTTCTGCAATCTGCTTTTCATCGAGCAAGCGACCACCAGTATTCGACACAACTCCGTAGAATTGATTTTGTAGGAGGGTGGTACGACGAACTCTCTCATACACATTGGCACTCATTATGACGGCGTTGGCCGCATAACCTAATTTATTAAGAGCCAATTTGCCAGCCGCAACATCCGCAGGGGCGTTGATGCTTGCCAAGTTACCCTCTGTATAGGGTTGCGTAGGGCTTAAGTCAGCCGTGGTGAAGGGGGTCGTTGTTGCCCAGAGCAAGTCAGCCACCCGTTTTTCGTGGGATAGTTTAACCTGACGGAGCAAGAATTTCGCTGTTTCTGCCTCAAGCGAGAAGAAGCGGTTTGCATCAGCCTTAAATGAATCGTCCAACAATTCCTCTAGGCCGGTCTCTTGGCAATCGTAGGTATCAGAGGTGAATTTTCGAACCGCACGGGCGTATTCAGAACCAGCGTTCCGCTTGGCCGCATCAGCGTTCAAGAGGTCAGCATCAGCCGTCTGCACTTTGAGATACACGCCACTCTTTGCCGATACTGGCAAGAGAGGGAGAACTTCCGCACCGATCAAGCCGATCTCGGCTGGGGCTTCGATGAGGGCTTGGTTAATATCAGCACGAATGGTCGTGCCACCAGAAATAAAGCTCATTTTATATTATTCTTTCTTTGTTTGTTGTTGTTGTTGTTTAGAACATCGGGATTGCAATTTCGATAACAGCCGATGAACTTGTGGCCGCTTCGAGTGCAACACCAGCCGTCACTAGGTTGGCGGCCAATGTGGTCACCAATCCAGACGCATCAAATTTGAGCGTATCACCAACTGCCGCAACGCCAGAGACGGTTGCGAAGAAGGTGGGGTGGAACAATTTAACTGCAACGAAACCACCAGCCGCAACATCTTCTTGAGTTACGCCAATACATTTGGTTGCACCAGTTACCGCAACATTAACGAAGCCAGCCGTGGTGGTGTCGGGCTGAACGAATCGGAACGCCGAGATGGCGGAAGCCGAACCGAATGTGCGAAAATTACCATCAACTTGAGTAGACATTTTCTTTTATCCTTTTGTTAGATTTTGACGATGCCACGGCTTTTGGCCTCGGCATATTCTGTGGGGTTAGATAGCATCACGGCTTGCATAGCCTTGAGCTTTGAAGTTCCGTAATCGCTATGGGCGGCCACGAGTTCTTCAAAAGTTTTGGGTTCAACCTTCGCAGGGGCTTCAACAACTGGTGAAGCAGAGATGGGCTTAATGCCAAACTCGGTGAGAACTGCTTTGAGCTTCTCGGCCATCTGCGCTTCATCCTTCTTCACCTCATCTTTGGGTGCTTCGGGAGCAACAACGCCTTCGGCTTTATCCTCTGCTTGGTCTGCGGCTTCGTCTGCGGGTTTCATAGCGGCTTCGTCTGCGGGTTTCATAGCGGCTTCGAGAGCCTCTAGGCGAGCTTTAAGTTCGCTCAATTCGTCCATATATTTCTTATCCATATTTTTATTCTCCTTGTTGTCAAGTATTG